GAGGTAAGATAAAACAGTTTGCATCTTCTATTTCATTACAAGGTGGTTACAAAGTAGTCATACTAGATGAAGCAGACTATTTAAATCCACAATCAACTCAACCAGCACTTCGTGGTTTCATCGAAGAGTTTTCTCAGAACTGTAGATTTATTCTCACATGTAATTTTAAGAATCGTGTGATTGAACCACTACATTCAAGATGTGGTGTTTATGAGTTTAATACTGATAAGAAAACTATGGCACAATTGTGTGTGCAATTTATGAAACGTCTTGAAGATATTCTTACTCAAGAAAATATTAAATATAATAAAGATGTAATTGCAGAACTTATTAGTAAACATGCACCAGATTGGCGTAGAGTTTTAAATGAGTGTCAACGTAACTCTATTGGTGGCACAATTGATGCAGAAGTTTTAATAAGACAAGATGACAGTTTCAATGATTTATATCCTGCCTTGAAAGCAAAAGATTTCAAACGTATGCGAACATGGGTTGTAAACAATATTGATATTGACCCAGTGGCAATCATTCGTGGTGTCTATGATACTATGCACGAGAATGTCAAACCAGAAAGTATACCACAACTTGTAATTATACTTGCTGATTATCAATACAAGAATTCTTTTGTTGCTGACCATGAACTAAATATGGTAGCATGTTTGACAGAGATTATGGCAAATGTTGAGTTTAAGTAAACTTGAAATAACACACAAAGACTTGATTATAAATCATATTCAAGAAAATGGCCATCGTGACCAAACAAGAACAAACATAAATATCACTAGAATACTTGGTGGTAAAATATGGCAACCAGTATATGATTCTGAAAATTACAATAAAGAAATACCACTTTCTTGGACTATAACGACAAATGAAATTGAAAATCATGTTAAAATGAAAGTTATAAAAATGTGGGCAACTGAGTATTCTGGTGGTCAAGGTTGTAAGTTTCATACTCATAGAAATGAACGTGCTGATATGACTGCAGTATATTATTTAAAAGTTGGCGATGAATCAGGCAGTTTAGTTTTTCCAGATGAAGGTATAACAATAGAACCTAGAGAGAATTATTTTGTATTATTTGATACTAATTTAGTTCATGGCGTTGAACCATCATTAGATGGTAGAATATGTTTATCAATGAATTTTAAAAATAATGAATCCATTTAAATATTTAAACGAAATCAACTATGGTAAAAGAAATATCATGGTCGATGAAGAAACAGAAAAAGCATATGTACCTTTCATAATTAATAGGTCATTGTCTTACTTTCCTGATACTGTCGCACTTGCTAACGAAATGAATAGATATGGCCACTTAGAATCACGTCTACAATTCGCATTTCTTATAAATACTATTAGAAAAAGAAAACGATTTAGTAAATGGATTAAACCAGAAATCGAAAATGATGTTGAAGTGGTGAAAGAATACTATGGATATAGCAATGAAAAAGCAAGACAAGTTATTCAACTACTTACACCTCAACAATTAGATGTATTAAGAAAGAAGGTGAGTAAAGGTGGAAGAAAATAATATAATAACATGGTCACCTGCAGATATGTTAGAAGTAACAATTGCAGAACCAGATGACTTTTTAAAAGTAAGAGAAACATTAACACGTATCGGTGTTGCATCAAGAAAAGAAAACAAATTATTTCAATCGTGTCATATATTACATAAACAAGGCAGATACTTTATAGTACACTTTAAAGAGTTGTTTATGCTAGACGGAAAGAAATCTAATTTAGAACAATCAGATTTAGAACGTAGAAATACTATAGCAACATTGCTAAGTGATTGGGGATTAATTCAAATACAAAATACAGAACAAGTAAAAGAATGTAGTTCTCTAAAACAAATTAAGATAATACCTTTTAAAGAAAAGAGTGAATGGGAACTTTGTCCAAAATATAATATCGGCAATACAAAATAAAAGTTAACAGATGCCTGCTTGTTTTGAAGCACGAACTATCTTCACACCTCTACGAATCAATTCATTACGAATCTTTTGTTTCTTTTTATTTGGTGTAGAATCATTATTAAGTGCTGAAAACAATTCATTCTGAGGCACTTGTTTAAGATAGTAGTGTTTAACAGTTACTTTTTTAGTTGCTCTATCAACAATTTTTTCTGTAGGTTTAAACTTTGCTGGCATTTTTTTTACTCTAGGGGTTGAAATTTAGAAATTCATACACATATATATAATAGTAGTATGTGCGAATGGTTCGGCATACACATAAACTTGCTTAATATTAGGAGTTAATATGACACAAATAGAAGCATTTGGTCAATTCAGACCATTCTCGGTGGGATTCGATTCTATCTTTGATACTTTACAAAGAGTATCGGTTCCTCAAACAAACTATCCTCCATATAACATCGTCAAGAAAGGCGAAAGTTATTTTGTTGAACTTGCAGTCGCAGGTTTTACAAAGAAGGATATTAATATCGAAGTAGAAAACTCTTCACTTAAGATATCTGTTATCGCTAAGTCAGAAGATGACAATGTTGAAATGATTCACAAAGGTATTTCAACAAAAGACTTTGTAAAAACTTTTGCACTTGCAGAGTTTGTCGAAGTAAAATCTGCTGAGATTATTGACGGTATCTTGTCAATTGAATTGATAAAAAATATACCCGAAGAGAAAAAACCTAAAACTATTAAAATTAAATAATAGTATTTGTGTCAAGGGGTAGAAATATCCCTTGACATTTTTTGTTCAACCTAGTATAATACACAATAATTACAGGATTACATTATGAATTTTTATACTAACGTAACTCGTTATGGCAATAATTTGCTCTACATAGGTTATAAAGGTGGACAAAGAGTCAAGCAAAGAATTCCATTCAAACCAAAATTATACATAAAAACATCTAAGAGTGTTAGTGAAGGTGGTTATGCAACTTTAGATAATCTTCTAGTAGAACCAATTGAGTTTGATTCTATGAAAGATGCAACAGACTTCGTAAAGAGATACGAAAACGTAGATGACTTTACAGTTTATGGCATGAATAATTTTGTCTCACAATTTATTGCACAAAAATATCCAGAAGAAATTAAATTTAATCGTGAAGATATATCTGTCACAACAATTGATATCGAGTGTCAATCAGACCAAGGTTTCCCTGAACCACATTTAGCAGAATGGCCGATAACTGCAATCACAATCAAGAATAGTAAAGAAAAAGTTTATCGCACATGGGGTTTTGGTGAGTTTAATCCAGCAGACAATGTAGTTTATATACAATGTAAAAACGAAGCGGCCCTGCTTCACAAATTTCTAGAGTATTGGAAAGATAACTATCCAGATATTGTTACTGGTTGGAATAGTATTGGGTTTGATATGGTATACATCGTTAACAGAATTAGAAAAGTTTATGGTGAAGAAGAAATCAAAAAATTATCGCCCTGGGGTAATGTCAAAGAAGATAATAGAAAAGATAAAATTACTGGTAATACAAATTATGCTTATGATATTATGGGCATAACTCAACTTGACTATTTAGAATTATACAAAAAGTTTACGTATGTACAACAAGAAATGTATTCATTGAATCATATTGCACACGTAGAACTTGGTGAAGGTAAGTTATCATATGAAGAAGAAGGCAGTTTGTTTTCATTATATAAAAATGATTATCAAAAGTTTATTGAATATAATATTAAAGACGTTGAATTAGTTGACAGATTCGAAGAGAAGTTAGGTCTTATTACGTTAGCATTGACTATGGCATATCGTGGTGGTGTTAACTACAGAGACGTGCTAGGCACAACAATGATATGGGACACTATCATCTATCGTATACTTGAACAAAACAAAGTTGTTTGTCCACCTAAAATAGAAAAAAGTAAATCAGATTTTGTTGGTGCATATGTAAAAGAACCTCAAGTTGGTGCCCATGATTGGGTAGTATCGTTTGACTTAAACTCTCTATACCCTAATATCATTGTGCAAAACAATATGTCACCCGAAACTGTAGTTGATGGACTAGTTGATACATCTATTGAACACATGCTGAGAAAACAAACAAAGATTGATACAGAGTATGCAACTACACCAAATGGTGCAAGATTTAAAAAACGTAGACAGGGTGTGATTCCATTTGTAATTCAAAAGTATTATGAAGAACGTGTAGAGATTAAGAAAGAAATGTTGAAATTACAACAAGAGTATGAATCTACACCAACTAAATCTTTATCAAATAAAATATCGCATTTGTATAACGAACAGATGGCGATTAAGATTTTAATGAATTCACTCTATGGTGCATTAGGT